CAGCACAGTGACACTGCCTTCAAGTCCTATGAAGTAGTCTACATCTGCACCCGCATAACGGAATATGGCTTGGTCGTCATCGCCAGCTACAAACATCTCTTTGCAGTTGGCTTGTAATAGATGTACCATTTTCCACTGCAATGGTGACAGGTCTTGCGCCTCATCAATGAACACCACCTCCAGTTTCGGTGCTAACTGACGGTAACAAAACTGCTCTAGCATATCTGTGTAGTCGAACAGTTGGTATCTATCCTTCCATGCCTTTAACCCCCTGTCTACGTAATCAACCCTAGCCCAGTCGGTTTTAAGCGGCACTGTAGAGGCATTGTAAACGCCACGCAGAGGCTGTTGCTGTATGCGAGCTATGTTAATCAGCTCAAGGAATTTATCGCCGTATCCAAAATCTTTATACGGACCTTGGTCGGTGAGTCCTGAATTAAAGAAACCACCGATTTTTAACCAATCACCAATTTCAGTAAACTTATCCGATGTGAGAATTTGGTTATGGTTAATGCCCATCTGCATAAAGGCAAGGCTGTGAAGGGTGCGGAAGAAAGGTAAGTCGCGCCTGTGCAGTTTAAACTTTTCACAAGCACGGTCTATAGCTTCACTAGCGGCACGGCGAGTAAAGCCAAAGTAACCTATACGATCTGGTGCGACACCTTTGCTAAGATACTCTTCGACCTTGTTTAGGAGGTAGGTTGTTTTCCCTGTTCCTGGAGGTCCGAGTATAATATTCATTAGATGATGTCTTCGTGTGTAGGCAACTCTGGCAGTGTCAATGGTTCGTCATTAGATGCAAAAAACTCTTGTGGTAATGACCACACATGAATCCCTTTGCCCTTTACACGCCAAAACATTTTTTCTGCTTCCATTCCCTGTAGCCGTAAGGTTATCTTGTTTGAAGTGTAGTGGTTGAAGTCGTTAACGGTCAGATGCTTTTTAATATCCTTGACTTGGAAGAATACTTTGCCCTCATCCCATACGGCTACGCCCTGCAATATGTCTTCACGGTCTGTACCTTTTGCTCTATCGGTGCAGAACTGCGACAACAAGTCTTCAAACTCGCCTTTAATTGTAGCATCAGGTGGCACTTCGACAATGGTTAAATTATCAAGCAGTAATTGTATCCGTGTTTGCCATGCTCTTTGGCTTACTGCGATAGGCAATTTATTGATTTGCGCTACACAATCTTTTTGGAATCGTGTCTGGCTAATCAACCCATCTGTGCTTAATTCAACACGCTGACCATCTACATCTAGTATCCAAATAGGTGGATCGCCATCAATCTTTGTAAGGCTAGACATCTGGTTTTGCACACCAGCCGGACCAACGCCAAACTTGCGAGTAACGCATATATCCTTATTACAAAAAGGTTTGATAGGTTGATCGTCACATTTGTAATAATAATCCTTGCGTTGTAACTGTTTGATAACCGCGCCAACCTCAGTATGACTAAGCGGCGGGTGCAAATACTCGACATTGTAACGCTGTATCAAGGCTTCCCAATTATCAGGGTCAAACATTCGGGCATACACACCCAAGTTAAAGAGAGCATTGTTTCGTGAGCCTTCGCCAAAGCCCTGTTGACAAAGCTCATTCAAACATGGTGGACCATCTTTTAACTTAGGTTCTGGCTCGGATATACGGTAAGCCGTAAAGTCTTCAGGCTTTATCAAGTAGCGTGTGGCTTTAGTCACAAACTCTTCAGGTGTCATAAGTTCACCCTTAAAGTCGTATACCGACCGCGTACTGAGGTCGCCCTTAAAGTAAGGCATATTCAAACCATTACCTGTATCACCACGGTCTACAAGAATGGTTGATTGTTTAGGAAATATCTCACCTTCGGCGTGGCCTAATGAAGCCGCCAGCTCGGTAAGTTTGGATTGCACAAACTCAGCTTTGAGTGCATCCGTGAAGAAGAAATAAATATGTGCGCCGCCAGATTTACTACGGCCTACCCATCCAACGATCTTAGCATCTTTGAGTTTTTTGACGAGTGCCTTATGGTCTACATCGTATGTATCAATATCAATCGCACCCCACTTACAAAGGTTATCATCCCGGATAGGGATAATGCCTAGCCCTTGCTTACCATCTAGGTGCTGTTGCCAAAGTTCTTCAGTTGGTGGCTGTTTTATGATTTTGTAAACGCCAAGCCGCTTGCCATCACTGCGCTGTTCGTCAGGATTAAACACGCCATGCGCTCGTTTGTTACCATCAAATAGCTTTAGAAATTTCTCTGCTAAAGACATATCTTACTCCAGTATAAAAGGGTGGGGACAGGGCATAGCAACTATAGATGATTTACCTTCCACGTCACTAGCCCCGCCCCCGAGCAACCGTAGGGCGATCAACCCCCACAGTTGAACTTAGAACGGCACATCGTCATCATCTTGCTGTGACTGTTGTGCAGGGGCTTGAGTTTGCTCTGGGGCTTGCTCTTTAACCTCTACCTCACCAGACTTAACAGACTTAGCGAACGCGACTGCCATTTCAAACACGGCTTTATCACCAGCATTAGAAAGGTCAATCGGACCGACTTTGTTAATGTCCCAGCCAAACCAATTACCTTTATCATTGCTTTCAGCAACGGTAGACAGTTGGTATTTATGTGACATCATTGGCAAAGTGTACGGACCGTTTTTGCCTTCTGCTGTAAGTGACTGCATTTGTGTAACCCACTTGCGAGCTTTCTTCAGCTGTGTGCTAGACATAGTAATCAAGCAACGCTGTGGACCATCTTCATCAAGCAGGATTACAAAGAACTGAGCGGTGTTGGTCAGGATATTGCCGTTAGGCAGGATATCTTCACCGCGCTCATTTTTAGTGGTAGTGTTAACGATAGCATCGTCAGGCTGGTAAGAACCATAATATCCACCGCCCTTTTCACGCGGAGCCCACTCAACATAACGGCGATTGTAATAGCACGGCACAACCGCGATACCCTTTTCACCATCGTATGCTTTATTGGCTACAGTATTAAAGATCATGCCAGCTTCAGCACCCTCAACATACGCACCATCACGCTTATTAACCTGTGGGCTAAGTTGTGCAAGGATACGCAGAAAGGGGATAGCCATATCCTCTGAACTGGTTTCCTCAAAACCCAGACCACCAAGGTCTTCGAACTGTGCTACTGCAAGAGCAGTGGCTTCCTTTTTTGCTACTTCAGTTGCCATATTTACCTCCTAGTAATCTTGGCTCTTTGCCCCACGAATATACCCAACAGGTCATACGGCAAATTTTCACCTTTTTCTACCTGTTCCTTTACAAAAGACTTGAGTGTCATGGGTTCAACCCAAGTTTTTGTTTGAGTTGCCATACCGCGCTGTTCCAGCTCGGCAAGCAAATCTTTTGCGAGGTTATCCTCACCACGACCAAAAGCCGCAGTAACATGATTCTTAATTAGCGAACCATGCCCCGCTTCAGTAAGCCAACTAAAGGCTTCCTCAGCACGGTCTTTAGCAATGCTGGCACTGTAATAAGGTGCGACCTTAATTTCACTGCCATCATCCATTTTTAGCTCAGACATACCATGCTCATCCATTGCCGCTGGGAGTAAATCCTCAGCAATTTTGCGATGGTCGCGCTTGGCGTCTTTGAGCTCTTGCTCAAGATCAGCGATCCGTTGTTCCAACATAACTTGTTGTTTACATAGGTTACTTATAGTGCTGATACCTGATTGATTAATGCTGGTTAGGTCTCCAGCCACACTTTCAAAGTCCATTAGGCAGACTCCTTCCTATGGTATAGATCTACTACCAACGGATAGTAACGTTCCTCTAGCCTGTCCCACTTTAATGCTTTGAACTTACCACTGTTTCTACGCGCCGCTTCAGCACAGGCAATGCCTATACATAAAGGGTCGCCTGAGAGCAGTAGGTAGTCGTCATCATTAAAGTGACGCAAGCCACGATGAATGCGCCTAACTGTTGGCTGAGTGCTAAAAGAAACCTGTTCCTTGGCCGGAACAAGTATTTGCAGGTCACCGAAGGCAACTGCATCTGTGATATCTCTACCACGCACTTCTTGTGTAATGTAGACTGTCACGGCTTTCTACTCCGCTTTGCTTTCTACGCTGGGCGGGATTGCCCAACACCATTACCATACGCTTTTATATATAGTAGTAAAATAAAAAAGTTATCATACTGGTCTATCCGATATTTTAATATCTGATATCTGATATCTGGGAATTGTTAATTTACAAACGCTTACTTTGACTGGTCGCGCGGATAAAAACAAGACGCAAAAAGTGTAGTCAAGATTTTGGTTTGGGTGCTATTATACAAAGTACCCATTAGAAAGCGGTGTTATGCGTTATAAATTTAAGTTTCAACCCTACCAGCATCAGCTGGAAGCACTGAAAAAGTCTTGGAACAAAACCGAGTTTGCCTATTTCATGGATATGGGAACAGGCAAATCTAAAGTGCTTATTGATAATATGTGCGTCCTGTATGACCGTGGCGAAATTACCGCCGCGCTTATTGTCGCACCCAAAGGTGTGTATAGAAACTGGGAGCAAGGCGAACTGCCCACGCACATTCCTGACCATGTTATGTATGACACGGTGCTGTGGAATCCTAGCCAAACAAAAACACAGCTTGAAAAGCAAAAGACATTGTTTTTCCCAGATGATAACCTCAAGATTTTTGTTATGAATGTTGAGGCGTTCAGCACTAAAAAGGGCTGTGAAATAGCCGAGCGGTTTTTGCAAGCGCACAGCGCACTCATGGCTGTAGATGAAAGCACTACCATAAAAAGCAAGGATGCCAAGCGCACCAAGAACATTGTGAAAATTGGTAAGTCGGCCAGATACAGGCGTATCCTAACAGGCTCGCCAGTAACCAAAAGCCCTATGGATTTATACACACAATGTGAGTTCCTTGATTCGTGGTTGCTAGGCCATAGTAGCTACTTTAGCTTCCAATACGAGTACGCTGTCGTGCAACGCCGTAGTATGGGAGCGCACAGTTTCAATCAGGTTGTGGGCTACCGTAACCTTGATAAACTCAACGGCATACTGGAAAACTTCAGCTTCCGTGTTAAGAAAGAAGACTGTTTAGATTTGCCTGATAAAGTGTATATCAAGCGAGCAGTCGAGCTTACAGATGAGCAGAAATCAGTTTACAGTAGCCTCAAAACATTTGCCCTAGCCATGCTGGAAGAAGGCTCGGTAACTACCGATACAATACTGACACAGCTATTACGGCTACAACAGGTTTGTTCAGGCCATGTAAAATTAGATGATGGCGAAATGAAAACCTTTAACTCAGCCAAACTGCCCGAACTTATGTCTGTCCTTGAAGAAGTTGATGGCAAGGTTATCATATGGGCTAACTTCACACACGACATTAAGAACATCGAGCAAGCTATTGCAAAAGCATACGGCGAGCAAAGTGTAGCTACATACTATGGGGAAACCGAGAGTGATGAGCGACAGGCCATTGTCAACCGTTTCCAAGACCCCAACGACCCACTTATGTATTTCGTAGGGCAACCACGGACAGGTGGTTATGGCTTAACACTGACAGAAGCTAAGACTGTGGTGTATTACAGCAATAACTTTGACCTTGAAATACGGTTACAAAGTGAGGATAGAGCGCACCGTATCGGGCAAACTAGCAAAGTAACATACATTGATATTGTGGCGGAAGACACAGTCGACGAGCGTATCTTGAAAGCCCTGCGGAACAAAATCAATATAGCAAGTCAAGTCCTTGCAGAAGACTTCAGGGACTGGATTGTTTAAATCCTGCCCTTTTGCCTCATTAGCCATATAAACCATATGAAAAGGCCTATCGTTAATACACCAAGCAGTATGATAGCGCATATCTCTAAAAACTTTTGTCGACGTTCTCTTTGACGATAAATGGTTTCCTGACGCTCTTTACGCACACGAGCTTCTGTTTTGATAAGGTCATCCCAAGCCTGTTGACCCATAGTGTATTGGATAAACGTGCGTAGCTCTTCCCTCTGTTGCTGAGCTTTGCGTTTAGCCGCAAAGATTTCCATAGCTTCTTGCTCAACCGTTTTACTGGCTACGAGCTTTTTGAATATTGGAGGGTTTTTAGCCTCTTTTTCAGCTTGGTCAAGATCCGATAAAGCACCCATCCAGCGACTTACATCACCAATCATGGATTCAATATCGCGGCCTACTGATATCCCTTTCTTGATAACAGCAAAAGCTGATGAGGCAGTGGCTAGTGCTGTTACAGGATCCATTAGGTTTCCCCAATAGCTCGCATACGATTTACCAACCGTTGTGCTCTATTAGTGACTTGCTGATACCAACGGGAATCAACCATCTCATCAGCCGCTTTATTCCAATCACGAGCATCTACTCCTGCTTTCATACCTTTGAACTGACTAAGGCGGGGGTAGCCCATATTGAACATCATATTTGCAATGATCAATCGCGCTTCTTCCGGAAGCTCTTCATAATCTTCGTAGAGTTTATCGCATTCAGATAATACAATATCGATATCTTTATTAAATGCTTGTACCACTCTATCTTCGCTGACAGGCGTCCCGACTGGTGCTCCATGCTCCGGATCATCATCCCTAACAAGGTGGCCGATACCAAAAGTAGGATAACCCAAATGATCCAAGTATATCTCATACTTGCACCCTTCGTCTTCTTCTATTTCTTTTCTGAGTTGCTCTAGGTTCATGTTAAACCCATAATCCCTTGTTTGCGGTTTGCTATAGCCCCACCTAACTCATCGCGTGGGAATAGAGAGGCATAGTCCGTAGTTGATTGTGCTGGCGCAGGAGGCGCACTAGCTAATGGCGTGTTACCTATATTCAGGCTAGGAACAGGCATAGGCGGTTGTGCTGGCGCAGGAGGCGCACTAGCTACATCTGTGGTGGGTTCTGTAGCTACAGCTGATACGTCACCCATAGATGGAGCCATACGAGTCCGCAAGGTTTCTTCCTCCAGGGACTCACTTTGGTCTACAAAGCCCCTGCGGATATCATCAAGGATAATACCGTAAACTGAGTCTTTACCAATTTTGAAAGACTTACTACTATGGACATCTTTCATTTGTTTAACAGAAATAGGTGAAGCTAGAAACTTAGCCATCAGGTTTGCTTGGAGCACCTGTTTCAATGCGGCTATTTCTAAACCTTGCAACTGAGCAACAACAGAAGCTGATTGCAAACTTGAACCCAAATCATCAAGTTGATTAGAATACATTACATAAGTGCGGATATCAGCCAGCTCTTTCATATACTCTGGGTGCGCCGCGTTTTTGAACAAAGGCTCTAGCCTCGCATACTGACCTTCAAATTTCATAAGGCTTTGTATTTCTCTTGCCAGTATCGTTGGGTTGATAGTTTCCGCACCCAGATCAGTGCTAAACACGGTTGCTTTTTTGAGAATATCGTCAAACACAGAAGCTCGCATATTCAATGCGGCATTGCCCATGAAACCACCGTTTGCTTGTATGAACTTTGCCGCTTCAGCATCTGTCATATTAGACAACAGCGTTTTAGTTCTTGCACCGTTGGACATATCCCGCGCAAGCGCAGAAACAACAGCATCTGAATTTAGCCATGCAGAGCGTTGTGCAATATCTTCTATTATAGCTCTATCAGCCGCATTCGGCACAAGTTTTAGGAACAACTCAGGGTCGTTTTCTTTAATAGTACGGATACGCTGTGCAATCAAATCAGGTTTAGAAGCGAGGTCTTGCACAAAACCGTTTTGCACATCGCGTAAAAGCTGTTGCGCGGCATCCCGCCCTGCTGGTGTTTTGGAAGAGCTAATCAACCAGTTGGTCATTACATTCCAATCGGAAGAGTTAAACTCGCCAGACCAGAATTTTTTACCAAGTTCAGCAGGGTTTACCTGTGTGTTCCTTGCAAAAAAGGTATGGAGCTTACTGGCGTTCTTAACATCAGAAGCAAGTTTAGAGAGCTGTGTAGCTTCTTCCCATGCTTCCTTCCATCCAGCACCGCCGCCTTTGGGATTTTGCAAAACTTCATCTATAGACTTTAATAGCTTCACAGCATTTTGATTAGTTTGACCACCACCAAACGCAATATCAGCAACTTCGTTACGCATAGCTTGAAGTTGTTTGAGAGCATTGAAACTATAATCTTTGCCCTTATCACGAACTGAAAGTGTGGTAACTTCCTGATTCCAAACATTTTCAAACTTATCAGCGATGTTTAGTAGCCGTTGGTCTACTGATTCAATCGTTTCAGTTACTTCTTTAGCTGGTGTAGTGACAGTGCGGGTAATAGGTTTACCATCCGGACCAAGAACACCTGTTTCCACAACCTCTGTTTTAGCTTCGGTTGTACCAGCACGAGTTTGTGTGCCTACCCGAATATCTTGGGCTACCTCTTTGACAGGAGCTAAATCAAAAACAACATTTTCAGCTTCAGCAGTTTCAAACGCACGAGTGTAGGCTTGATCAGTTACTTCCCGCAGACTTTTATCCAACTGGCCTGTAAGCATACGGATATCTTCTTGCGTTTTCTGTAGCGTTTTGGTGTCGACATTTGCACCTTCAGCACGGAGTTTATACAAGTCATCAAGCTCTGTGCTGAGCCTACGAGCAGACAAATCTAAATACTGGCGTAGTTCTGCCGCAGTAAACCCTTCAAAACCATCTGGTGATTTGGCCTTTTGGTCTAGCAACTGCCAGAGTTTTGCCTGTTGGTTATTGAACACTTGTTGCGGCGTTTTAGATAACCCCGCTACCTGACCTTGAATCCTTTTAATAATAGGGCTATCAGTAAGCTGGGAAACCGTGAGTAGTGGTAAGCCTAACCGTTCTGCGGCTTCCTGACCTACAATGGATTGTGGTGTGGTCTTACCAGCTAATAGGGCTGTCCTACCTGACTCACCAAAAATTGCTCGAACACGAGCCCCTACTCCAGGAGCAACTGCATTGATAGTAGCTTCCAAAGAACCGATAATAGCGGCATCTTTCAAAACAGAAGGGTCAGTCATAACATCATAAAATGAACGACCTGTTTCGTTTACTGCCCATTGCTCAAGGATATTTGCCGCCGCCGCTGAACCACCAACAGCCGCCGAACCGAGTACGCTGGGCGGGAAAATAATCGCCGCTGTAAGAGCCGCTACATTTGTAGGCGTTACCACATTAGCTTCTACTTCAAGTAGGTCAGCTAAAAACTCTTTACCAGCTCCTGGAGCTTCTGGGTTAAAAGTAGGATCAGCACGGTATAGCGCACCATTTGGCACGACACTATACAGTTCTACCGTTTTGCCGCCGCCTACATCTATACGCAAGTAACGGCCTTCAGGGTAGTGCTTTTTGAAATACCCCCTGCGATCTTCAAACTTATTGCGGCGAGCTAAACCCTCACGCACACCTACTTTTATTGGACCGACAGTATCTGCACCTTGATAACCTTTACCGCCATACTGATCAATAATCAAGTTTTCAACACGGTTGCGCTCTAATGATTCAAGTTCAACATCGCTTTTGAAAGGTTGGTCAGTGAGCAGTTGCCCTTTGCCAATATCAGGTTCAACAGTAAGCGGCGTAAAATCATCAGGACGACCAGTACCCATATCCATAGCACCAGCCACATCTTCGGCAAACTGCGACTCTATAGCCGCACGGTTAACTACATCAATAGTTTCTTGGTCTACTTGACGAGTTGGAACATCTTCCAAACTGTAAGGTGTAATCCTAGCACCGCTTGGAGTAAAAAACACATCAGGTACTGCATCTACAACAAGCGCATCATCATCTAGTGTGAGAATACTTGGTTCGAGTTTATTGGGGCTACCATCTACGGTATCGACTACCAAATCATCTTCGGCCATTTACTGTCCCCCAACGAAAGTCATGCCTGAATAAGTATCCCACAGTTTTCTCAAACTATCTTCATTCGGCACATTTGTAATCACTCTGCCGTCACGATCTCTTAGCACACCGAGTGAAACTAACTGCCCTGCGCTTGCTTTAAACTTATCAAAGCTGTCAAACTGCGAAGTGAATTTCGCCATTTTTGATTGACGATCGGTAAGGTTGAAAGTATCTGTGCCACCTTCCGCATTAACCCTTTGAGCTCTAATATCGCCAGCCAGACTTGCGGAAGGCAGATTTGCAATTTCATCTGCATCCATGATTTTGTTTTCTGGTTTAGCTCTCCACTCCGCGCGAGCCTTGCTAAGAGCAAGGTATTTAGCCTCTGCATCGGCAATGCCAGCACCTTCTTTTTGCATCCAATTTGTAACGAAGGCTTGCTCGTTCCTAGCGCGGTTAGCGGCATTGGTGTAGATTTTAGAAAGCAGTTTAAGACCGTCAGGTGTGGTGTAAAGGCTCGGACCAGCACCTTGAACCATCTGCAATTCTTCTTGGTTGAGGTTTCCAGGAATAAACTGTGTCAGCCTCAATGCAAACTGGTTAGACGCAAACTGAGCCGCTTCACCCGATACAGGGTCGCCACCCATAATCGTATTGTAAACATCGTTTGAAACACCTTCTTTAACAAAGGTATCAAGACCAGGAACAGCTTTGATAAACTTCTGCAAGCTCAAACGTGTTCCTGCGAGTGCGCCTGTTTCAAAGTTTTCAGAAGCCACTGCCGCTTGATTTGCAAAGTTTTCAAGCTCTGTAGACAACCCAACATTTTTGTTAAGCTCAGTAATATCGTCGCCCAACATTTTTGCAAATACATCGTTAATAGATTTGCGTGGGTCGTAATTAGTTGTCAAGGTGTTTTTAGCCTTGAGGTAATTGTTTATGGCGTTTGCTCTAAACTCCATCTTAGCGGCTTCTGCCTGAGCAGGAGACTTACCAGCATCAATAGCGGCGGTGTAAGCAAGGTCAGCACCTTCTTCCATCATACGCTCGTATTCAGTTGTCACTGGCATAAGTTGTTTTGACAATATTTCAATTTTTTGAGCCGCCGCTTCAAATGCCGCACTATCTGTATCTGGATCCAGCGTATCAATATCATTTTGGGCAGATTCAAGCTCTTTAATATTGCGTATGAGATCAGTTGGCATTGGACCCATTTCCACGCCATCTGCTGTAATTTGCGTAGCTTCTTTGCCATCATACCTAAAGAACTGGCCTTGCGGGGTTTGGAATACTTTGTATGGGCGAACAACGCCATCAGGAGCTTTAAGCTCTATTTCGCCATTATCTTTATTGATGCTAAGGATATCGCCTGTATCCGTAACCTTTACATCAAAATTACCTTTAGCTTCTCCTACAAGATAGTAACCTTTGTTTTCTTTATTGATGTCTTCAGCGGCGGCGCGAGGGTTATACATCATCACCTGACCATTATCAAGCTTCTGTGTTTCCCATTTAATAGAACCTTGTTTTATTGGAGTAGATTTACCTGTCCGCACATTTACTCCAATGACAGAACCATCATCCATTTTTTGGATACTAAGGTCTGGTATCTTTGCCGCTTCTACAGCAAAAGTTTTCAATAGCTCAGACTGAGCTTCAGTTCTAGCTGTTTTGCTTGCCGCCGCCGCATCAGCCGCTTTTAACTTAATGGCCTGTTCGGTCTGGCTTTTGGCTTTTGCCATTTCAAGGATAGGGTCACTAACCGCTTTAATTGTTTCTGGCTTTAGCACAGAACTAATCAGCTCACCTTTTGGTGCATTAGCTACTGCCGCCGCTAATTGCAGACCAGCAATGTATGGGTTGATTTCGTAGGCTTTGCCTGTATCGCCCATAATGCCTTGATATTGTTTCAAATAATCTTCGTAAGAAGTTGATTGCGGAACCAAATTCATCATAGTTTGATAGTTCCCCAGATTAAAACTTGCTGGAAGTGCGTCCGCATTAAAACCTTTTGGCAATACTGTTTCGCCTTCTGGGGGAGAACCAGCCTGACGCATTACAGGTTGTTCACCCATAGCCATACGAGCTATAGCTTCTTCTTGTCCAGGAGCTTGCATCATACCCATATTGATGCCGCCCTCTGGCGATTCCTGTTCAGCCATTTCCATAATAGTAAGGGTAGGCTGGATAAGCGTTAGCACAGACTCTGGAGTTTGGTTAGCATCCTTTTTACCAACCAACCCTGCTAGTTCGGCACGGCGTTCTTCAACAGTTGCTTCATCGCCGCGCAACGCATTCATTACGCCAGCATAATCTTCTGCTGAATCAATATCCGCTTCCAAACTTTCTATGCTTTCAGCTACATCTGCAAGTCCAGAAGTAATACCAGACCCATCAGCTTGAGCTACAGGTTGCTGAGCCGCAAACATTTGCCGTTTTAGAACTTCATCCATCATTAGCCAAACGCTTTCTGTGCCGCACCATACAGACTCAAGCCACCAATACCCGCACCGAGCAACTGGTTAAGTAATCCAGGCTGAGGTGCGGCTTGGATGCTTGTTGTCATCTGCGATGACGGAGCACCTTTGTAAATATCTGATAGGAAGCCGAGTCGTTGGTATGGCTCGTAAATCTGTTGCATTTGTGTCTGGCGAGCCGCTTCGTCCTGTGCTTGTAGGATGTTGCGTTCCTGTTCGCCAAGCTGTGCCAACTGTGCAATACCAGACTGACCTAAACGGCTTTGTAACTCGCCTAGACCTGCTTGTTGCATACCTAGCTGGCCTAACCCCTGACCAGCCGCTAATGACCGTTGCATCTCATTCTGAGCGGCTTGCTGGGCTTGCAAAAAGTTTTGCGCTTGAGCTTTAGCCATTGCATCAGCCATATTGCGGCCTACTTCAGCTTGTTGAATAGCCGCACGGCCTCCACCAAATGCACCCGCACCGACAGCTTGCCCTGCTACCTGTTGAAACTGTGGGGCGTATGCCCTTTGGATTTCAGCTTGAACCGCCTGTTGGTAGGGGTTCATATACTGTTGCATCTGGGCGGCAGAAGGCGCACCTGTGCCAGCCAAATACTGACCACCCGCAATATTCATTGTAGCCTGACCAGACTGCAAATATGGCAGATAGCTAGACAAACCTGATTGTGCCGCAGACAATGCCTGTTGCTGGGCAGAAGTCATACCTTGTGAGGTAATTCCTGGAAGACCACCAGTCGGCGGTGCGCTAGTCAGCTGTTTTGCTTGCTCCATAAGCCCGAGCTTATAGGCTTCAATATCTGGACTTTCGCGTTGAATTACTTCTTGGGTTTCAGTAGCCATTATGCTTTCCCTTCAAACTGACGCATCATGGCGTACATTCGTTTTGCGCCTTGTTGACGGTCTCCACCACCAGCACCACGGACAGCATTAGCAGTCATTACAAACTCACCATCGCTGAGCATTGCTGGTATTGAATCACTTGTGCCTGTTCCCGGACCACTGATCTCACCACCTCCAGCGGCGTAATATGGGTTATTGCCATAAAACAGGTTCGGGTCAAAACCATATTTGTATGTGCCTGATGAAATATCTTCAGCTAGGATTTTTGCACCAGTGCGATCATCATAACCGTCACCATCCTCATCGACAGGCTTATCCATAAGCGCGGCGGCTCCAATACCAACACCCGCCAACGGACCATATTTAGCAAACATCCCAGGAGCTTCTGTACTGACAGCACTTGCGGCATTTTGGGCTATTTTCATTAACTCTGCTTCAGTCGGGACAGGTTGGTTAAAGGTCGCCGCTAGTTCTTTAGCTTTGTTGACAGCATTTGCGGCGGCTTGATTAGCTTGGGTCGTTGCATCGATAGATGTTCTGCTTGGGCTTAAATATTTTTCTAAGAAAGACTCACCCGAAGTTTCTACTGAAGCTACACCTGTGTTCGGATCAATTACAAATTTTGAAGTATTTTCCGCAGGATTGTAAATGTACTCTTCAAAAAGGCTAGGGTTAGTAGCTGAATTTTGTAACGCCTGTTGTGTCGCTTGTTGACCTTGAGCGGTCAATTGCGCCATCTGTTGCTGACCAGCTTGGCTAAATGGATTTACAGGGGTAAGTGCGTCCTGCACACCAAAGGTTCCGATACCGCCCTGTGGAGCGGCAACACTGCCTGTGAAGCTACCACCTGTTAGCATCCGTGTGCCGCCTGACAATACACCAGATATCAGAGCTTGCTTAAATGCGTCTTTTGTAGATGCCCCACCAATTTTTGCGCCTACAAAACTACCGAGGCCAGATGCCAAAAACGCTGGCATAGCTGGGAATAAGAAAGGTGCGGCAATAGGTAATACAATCGGCGCAACTTTTTTGACGAGCTTTTTAACGCTTTTGAACAGCTTTTTTAAGAAAAACTCAGGCTGACCAGTTACAGGGTTGATACTGTTAAACTCACTACCAACAACATAACGCTCTGGCTCCAAGCCCATATCTTCCATTTGCTTGAAGAGCATTTTCTTCATGCGGGGGTTAGCTTCCAGCACTTCCAAAGGAATTACTGTTTCACCCTCAGCGGCATGAACAATATATGTATCACCTTCACGCCCAAAATCAGCCAACATCTCTGCGGCGCGGCGCATAGTTTCAACCCCGCCTGTTGGAACAAGCGGCGCATTTTGAACTTCATATGGTAGTGTAGCTATACCTTGCATCGTAGATCCTTACTTACAATGTGATGCAGGGTAGCAAATTCCTGTATATGCTGGAATCATCATAACTCCAAATATGCCTTTCTGCAACCTATGGCGCGATTTTTACCGTGCCAGAATCATTCCAAAGAGCACCTGTTTCCAAACCAGTGGCTGAAGTAGGTAACTCTGTCAACACTATAGTAGCCCCACGCAACCCTCCTGGATTGCGTTCTTGCTGAATAAATAGCTCTAATGTACGAATTAAATCCTGCATATATTGTGGGCTATACTCAGCTGGAGCTTCTGGGAGTCTTGGTGGTGCTATTTGGTTACTAGACATTACCGCCTCCCATCTGGGCGCACATCAACTCGTGGGCTACCTAATTTCCACTTAGTGCCTAGTGCGTTAGATTCTACCCGCAATGCAAAAGATCTACCTCTTGCTCGCAGATATAGTTGATTTGTATATTCTTCCACAGGATTAATAGATGTTCTAATAGCCGCCTGTGATGCAGTATTATCAAAACTTTGTCCCGGAAAGTCCCGAGCTTTTACTGTAAAGGTCGCCTGTGGGCTAGACAAAGCAGTAGACCCATCAAATGTCATATCAGGTATAAGCCTACGCACATATGTAAAACTCTCACCATCTTGCATATCAATAGCCGCAGACTCAATAAATGAGTTCATAGCAGATCCATCAGCATCATAACCAAACTCATGGTTATACAAATAACCGCCTTCAGCCGCTATTGGAAAAGAGCGTGTGCCACGGTCTAACCATGCTGTTCTACGCAAAGTGCCAAAATACCAGAGCTTTTCTATGTAATTGTAAACCACATAGCGGTCGTTTTCACCATCGCCACCATTTTGTAGCGAGTTTGAATCTGAAGGGTAGAACCAAAATACTTCGCCATATTCTGAGTTAATACCAGCAAACACTTTATCAGCCTGACCAGTATTAAAATCTAAGAACACCTTATCTTTTACGGTGCATGGCAACTGCTGAGTTTGACCAGCATAAATATAGAAATTATCGATGCCCATCCAGAACACAAAGTCTTCTGTAGCAACCGCCGCATGAGGTCCGGCAATAGTGATGTTTGACGCAAGCTGTTGCAAACCAAAAGTAAACGGAGGTCCGATATAGCGCAAAGAGCTAAGTGAAGTATCTGTCCACACCAGCACCTCACGCTTTGTTTCAACGGCTTGCACAAAAGTAGAACCAGCACCTAACCGTAAATCACCCGCCGTTGTATCTACTCGGGCTTCCCACTCTACTTCAGACTCTTGGTCTGAGAAACGAATGAGCAGAGGATCCTGCACCGTGCCGCCCTGTGGGTTACATCCAAATGCAATAACATGGCGGTCTTGGTCAGATACCAAAACTTGTTTAGCTACTATCGGTGTTTCATTAGCCCCTGCCAATGTACCAATTTCCACTGCTCTTGAGCTTGTTCCAGTATTCTTAACCCAATAATAGATTGCACCATCACGAGGGTTGATCAACAGGTTTTCGCCAAAGTTATCATGTGACCACAACCGTATTTCAGTAGTTGTGGTAGAAGGTGAAGGCATCCCCCAACCATGTGTAGCATCATCTATAGTGTCACCGTTTGCATGAGTAGTAGCAGTAGTGCTGATAGTGCCACGAATACAGCCAGTAAAATCGTTACCGCTGATACCAGTGTATTGGATAATTTCAGCATTAATCTTTATATACCCACTACTAGGAAAGCCTGTGGTGCTAGTCGCTGTAATTGTTGTGGCTGTAGCACTCAGGCCAGCACCCATATTAACAGTCGTTGTGGCGGCTGTGGTAGTTGTGCCACCGAATACCCCTGCACCCCAGCCTGTGCCGCCTACAGCCGTATTCAGGCCAACATTTATTTGGTATGCCCCAACCACCGCCGCGCCACCATTGCCTGTGTCAGAGGCGTTAGCGGTTGCGCTTACAGTTATTTGATACTGGCTACCACTGATAATGCTTGTGACTTGATGTTGA